GAACTACGCCCAGCAGGCCAGCAGTGGGAACTACGCCCAGCAGGCCAGCAGTGGGTACAACGCCAAGCAGGCCAGCAGTGGGAACTACGCCAAGCAGGCCAGCAGTGGGTACAACGCCCAGCAGGCCAGCAGTGGGGACAACGCCAAGCAGGCCAGCAGTGGGTACAACGCCCAGCAGGCCAGCAGTGGGGACAACGCCCAGCAGGCCAGCAGTGGGAACTACGCCAAGCACGAAGCGTCCGGTAAGAACTCCGTCATTGCGTCCTCTGGGATAGAGACCCGAGCCAAAGGTATTGCCGGGACGTGGATTTCCCTTGCCGAGTTTGAAGAAGACAGTATCTGCGTCGGATTCGCTACCGGATGCATCGGGCAAGACGGTCTGAAGCCGGACGTCTGGTATCGCGCCAATGGCGGAAAGCTGGTGGAGGTAAAGTGACGCGGATTTAACGGGAGATAGCACATGGATGATCCGATAACGGACACAGAGAGACGAGTGGCAATCGCTATCGCGGAGGAAATGCTCCAGAGAGGAAGCTATTTTGTCATAGACCGAGGTGTTACTGGGCCGAAGCGACCATATCGGTGACGTCACCGATATGGTCAGACCGAGGTGATACAGTTACGGGGTGATACAAACCGCTCACTACCCGGCCAAATCCTTAGAGACAATCTGCTCGCCAAAGATCGCGGTCAAAAGCTCTGCCAATTCACACCTTCCGTAATGATGCGCTCTGCCTCCAAATTTATTGGTGGCGGGCGTATCATAGTTTAGCTGCCGCTTTACCAGAGCAATCGCTTCGTCTTTGTCGATCTCCATCATCTGCTCCTTTTATTGAGATAAATGCATCGGTCATACCGAGGCGTGCGATAGAGCAAAGATCGGCGGCTAGGTCGCGCACTTTGGCTTTTGCCTCAGGGGTGTCAGGCACCCAGACGGGCATCCTGACCTCTCCTCGGTCGATCCGTCGCTGATGTGAGGCGGAGACCTTCTCGGCGTTGGTTTTAGCGGTCATGTTCGTTCTCCTGGGGGGCTAAGGCATTACCCGGTGCATGACGCGGATGGTGTCAATCAGGCCAAGAGCGTCTCGGAGTTCGTCACGAGACGGAAGCGACCCGATGGCCTCATTGCGGCGTCCATCATCGGCGGCTTCGTAGGCATTGGTTGCCGCGTCGGCCATTCTGGCTAAGCTGTTCGCCAAAAGGCGGATGGTCAGAGTGATGTTATCCATGATCAGTACCCCAGGTAGGCGGCGAGGGTGCGGAGCTGTACGCGGCCCGTGTTGCGTTGATCCCTCAGCGCGCGGGCGTATCCGCAGTTTCCGTTCGTCGCATCGTCCATTACGTCGCCCCACGAAAACGAGTGTTGGGCGAGGATGCGCCCTACCTCTCGGTCATTCAGCACTGCCGGGATGCTCCCGTCCTCGTAACCCATGAAAGTAGCCATGATGGTGTCCTCCTCGTCTTGATGTCTCCATTATACAGTTAGTGACTAACGATGCAAGGGGAAAGTTAGTACCTAACCATATTTTATCGGACACCCAGATAGGTCAACATCGCTGACGATACGTAACCGAAACGAACTATTTTATTCACAAATGAAATCAACGCTTTAGAGCCATCGGCAAGAAACGTGACACTTGACAGCACTTTTCACCACAAATCGTACTCGCGCGGTCCCGCCATGGCCTTCCATCGGCACACAAAAGCCGCTATGATGCCCCCACAGGGCGTAGCTCAGTCCGGTAGAGTCCCGCGCCTGGAACGCGGTTGTCGGTGGTTCAAATCCATCCGTCCTGACCATTGACCATAAGGTGACACATGAGCGAGACGATAGAGTGGCGAGATATCCCATGGCGGCAACTGGTCGATATTGCCACTATCGACATCACCACGGTAGGTGTGACTGAGCATTTCGGATTGTCGGTATCTCAGGTCGGGTGCCGCGAGCTGACAGAGCTATATGACGCTGCCGAAACTGCCGGTGGACCTGAGATGCCTCGATCCTACCGAACCCCAGACTATTGCCGGGAACAATCCCAGGATCTCCGCATGGGCGCGGCTAAGTGGATGGATCATGAGTAAAGTGCCGGGCGCAGTCACTGGAGCATCAGCCACCCTCGACGCAATGGGCATCGAGACGGTCTGCGAAATGATCGAACTCGATATGACCCATGCCGATATCGGGGATAAGATCGGTTGCTCCGAGGCTCTCGTTCGCCAATGGATCAACAAAGACCCCGCTCGGAAAGAGAGAGCAGAACTCAGCAGGGCACTGGCCGCAAGGGAGTGCGATAACAAGGCCGAGAAAATACTGCTGGAGTTGAGCCCCAATGCTTCCCCCGCTTCGATGATGCGCGCGCGAGAACTTGCCAATCATTACAGGTGGCGTGCCAAATGCCGCAGTCCTGCTGAATATGGGGAGAAGCAACAGATAGAGGCTCTTGTCACCGTTGATGAGATGACCGACGCACAGCGTGCTGCCAGGGCAGCCGCGTTGCTGGCGAAGGTTGGCAAGCCGAAGGCGGGGGATGATTGACCTATCATCATACACGGCTGATGATCTAGCCACCCTATCCACGCGCGACCTGGCAGAGCTAGAGGCTCTCGTCGCTGCTGATCTCCTTGCATATCGGCGTAACGCTCTTTCCCGGTGCTACCCTGATACCGGACCTCTGCGTCGCGAGCTATATGCCAAGCATCTTGAGTTCTTCGCGCTGGGGGCTGTGCACGACGAGCGGGCGTTTGTGGCCGGCAACCGGGTAGGAAAAACGTACTGTGCCGCATACGAGACCGCGCTGCACCTGACGGGCCGGTATCCTGACTGGTGGGTGGGCAGGCGGTTTGATGGCCCTGTAGAGGCCTGGGCGTGCGGATGCGATGCTAAGGCGGTCCGCGATACCATCCAGGACAAACTATTGGGCAAGCGAGCGGACTTAGGCACTGGCATGATCCCATTTGTCGATATCGTTGGGAGGCCAACGACTGGAGGTGTGCCGGATGCCATTGACACGTGTCGCGTCAAGCACCAAAGCGGCGGAATTTCGGAGTTGACGTTCAAAAACTACGAGCAGACGCGAGAAAGCTTCCAGGGAACAACAAAGCACGTCATATGGTGTGATGAGGAACCCCCCATCGCCATTTACTCGGAAGCATTGACGAGAACAATGTCAACGGTGCCGGGAGATCGATCTGGTATTGTCATGTGTACATTTACCCCGTTGCTTGGTATTTCTGAGGTTGTCCGTCAGTTTTTGCCGGAATTTGGCGTAGGGGCTGGATGATGTCAAAGGCCACGGTGATAGCTGGATGGGACAGCGCCCCACATCTCTCGGCAGACGCCAAGAGGGAGATGGAGAAAAGTTACCTGCCGCATGAGCGCGACGCTCGGACAAAGGGCACGCCATCTCTGGGGGCTGGCGCGATATATCCGGTCCCACTTTCTGAAATCCTCGTTGATCCGTTCCAAATACCAATCCATTGGAAGCACGTCTATGCCATGGATGTGGGATGGAACCGCACTGCGGCACTGTGGGCGGCTCATGATACCGAGAGCGATGTGGTCTACCTCGTAAGCGAGCATTACCGAGGTCAGGCCGAACCTGCCATCCATGCGGAGGCGATCAAAGCCCGTGGATCGTGGATACCAGGCGTGATTGACCCCGCCAGTAAGGGCCGCTCTCAGCACGATGGCGAGCAACTATTGACCACCTATCGCCACCTTGGGTTATCCCTTCTGACCGCCGATAACGCGGTGGAGAGCGGGACCTACGAGGTCTGGTCCCGCCTATCTACCGGACGCCTGAAGGTGTTCTCGACCTTGCAGAATTGGCAGATCGAGTATAGGGTATACCGCAGAGACGAAAAGGGAAGGATCGTAAAGGAAGGCGATCACCTCATGGATGCGATGAGGTATCTTGTGATGTCCGGCCTGAAAATCGCCATTTTCAAGCCGCGTGAGATCCGCAAGATCGGTTCAAACTTCATTGCCGATTACGATCCATTCGCCGAGGTCAACCGGCCGCCGAAGATGCCGAGGTCACGCTAATCGGGAGGCCGACTATCCAGGCGCTAAAGCAGGGGTGCGCAGCATACCAATCCACATGACGAGCGGTCGGCCGGGGGAGTTTCTCCTCTCATCATAGCCAATGTGGTAACCCTGCACTTGAGGCCAAGCAATGGATGCTTTCACTTGGGGGCTGTTTGATGTACTGTTCGCACTTGTAGTCGTTGCCATACTAGCGATGACGAGGTGCAGATGATGTCATTTCTTCGCGGCGGCCTTGAAGGTGCCATCGTGGCGTGGGATATCATCACGGGCACGCGGTGGCCTTTTGATGACTGGTGGCCGGATGATCCACATTGCTGAATGGGTTGGCGTTTCCATCCATGCCTCCGCCCTCGACCTTCGCCGGGGGTCGATGCACAAGGACCGCGTCACGCTCGCGGATGCGACCAAGCTGGCCCGTGCAGCCATCTCGGCTCTACGCAACCTGCCTCCCGAGACGCTGGATGCCGTCTGTGGTCAGTACGATGACCCCGCCGCCGTCCGGGAAATCTGGAACACTATCCTCGACGGGGCATTGAAATGAGCGACACGGGATACGCAGGGATTCCACGGGATTACCGCGCAGGTGATCCGACCCGTGTCGCAAGCATCATTCCTCACTCCTCTGGGGCTGGTGCCAACACAAACGGAGACGGGATATGACCGCTCTATTCTCTTCTCCCCCGTCTCCATCCGCGCCTCCTCCTCCTCCAGTCATTCCGCCCGCCGCTACGCCTCCGACCGTGGCCAATGCGTCGATGAGTGGCAGTGATGCCGCATCCCGCGCTGCAGCCGCCGCTGCTGGCGGGGCATTCTCCGGGACGCTCACCAGCGGATCGTCCATGGGTGCGGCCACGCCTGGCACTGCCAAGTCGAAGCTCGGGGACTGACAACATGGCGATGGACGATACCCAGACGGTTCCCTACGAGCGGGCCGGCGCAGCGTTCCTCGCCACGCAGCCTCCGACGCTTGACACTCCTGCGCCGACCGTGGCCGATTGGGGCATGATTTTCAGCCACTTGGAGCAGAGGCTGGGGTCGCTCAGGACGTGGCGCTATAGCTGGTGGACCTACTGGGCGCAGTTGGCCGAGTACATCCTTCCCCGCCGGTATCACTGGCTGGTCACGCCCAATACCATGGACCGGGGCTTTCCGATCAACCAGGCCATCATGGACGGCGAGGCCACGCTGGCGATGCAGATTTGCGCCAGCGGGCTCTTGTCGGGACTGATGTCGTCTTCGCGGCCATGGTGCAAGCTGGGCATCGGCCTGCCTGGCTACGAGCTGGACGCTGAAGGCCAGATGTGGGTCGAGGACACGGGACAACGCCTTTACACCGTTCTCGCTCAGTCGAACTTTTACACCACCATGGCGCAGGCGTTCGAAGACGTGGTGACGTTCGGAACGGCCCCAGTCATCATCTACGAGGATTACGAGGACCTGATCCGCTGTTATGGTCCGTGCGCTGGCGAATACTACCTAGCGGCTGGGGCTCGTCTTGATGTTGACGTGCTGTACCGCGAATTCACCTATACCATCGCCCAGATTGTCGAATGGTTCGGTCTGGAGAGTTGCCCGGAGGTCATCCGCAAGGCGTGGCAGAATGGCGGCGCAACTATCGGCATGGAGTACGTTGTGGCCCATGCTATCGAGCCAAATTTCCCGCTGTCAGGCAAGGATGGCAAGCGGGTGGATGTGGTCAAGGGTGACTTCGTCTATCGCGAGGTCTATTGGCTCAAGGGGCAGAAGACCGAGGCCCCGTTGTCCATTCGAGGCTTCCGAGAGAAGCCGTTTTTTGCCGCCCGGTGGTCCCGCGTCTCCAATGATGCGTATGGCCGATCCCCCGCCATGGATGCTCTCGGCGACACCAAGCAGCTCCAGCTTGAGACCCGGCGCAAGGCCGAGTTCATCGAGAAGGGCATCCGCCCACCCATGGGGGCCGATCCCGAACTGAAGAACGAGCCCGCGAGCATCCTGCCGGCCCACATTACCTACACGGACACCCAGGGCGGTCGCAAGGGCTTCTGGCCGCTGTTTGAGGTCAATCCGGCCATGCTGACGCCGATGATCGCCGATATGGCCGATATTCGGAAGCGCATTGCCCGGTTCTTCCGCAATGACCTGTTTCTAATGATTTCCCAGATGGATGGGGTTCAGCCGCGCAACGAAATGGAGATCGCCGCGCGCAAGGGCGAGCAGATCCAGCAGATCGGCCCGTTCATCGAGCTTTTCGAGACCGAGGTTGCTGGGCCAGCGATCTACCGTATCCTGTCCATCCTCGAACGCCGCCGCATGCTCAAGCCGAAGCCCAAATCCCTCATGAACATGCCGATCAAGATCGAGTACGTGTCCATGATGAAACTGGCCCAGCGCGCCGCCGAGACGGTGAGCATGGAGCAGGGTTTCAAAATGGGCGGCGGATTGAGTGCCGCTGCCAAGGCAGCCGGATTGCCCGATCCGCTGCGCATCATCAATCTCGACGAAAGCTATCGTGATTACCTCGGCATGATGGCGTTCCCGACCAGCGGCCTCTACAGCCCCGATCAGGTGGCGATGATGGATCAGCAGAAGATCCAGGCCATGCAGAAGCAGGCTCAGGCGCAGCAGGCCATGCAGGCGACGCAGGCGGGCGTACAGGCCGCGAACACGCTTTCGGATACCGACGTAGGAGGCGGCAGAAACGCCCTCCAGATGATGCTCCAGGGGCAGCAAGGAGGTCAGCCGTGAGCGAGTCGTGCCATACTTGCCGGTTTTCCGCAGCTATCCCCTCGGACGAGTTATCATTATATCGGCATGCTCGCGCTCTGTGGCTTCGTATCCATCGTCGCAATATACATGGCGTCTGGTAACCGTTGGTTCGATGACAGGATGCCGCCGAGGCCAATCAACAAATATTCCGGCTTCGGCGCGTTCATCAACCCAGGAGACAAATGAATGGCTGAACTGACTGAAGCGGATATCTTCGGCTGCATGTCGCACAATCTGCGACTAGCCGCCGAACACTGTGAGAACCTAGCAAAGTATCCGCTCAAAGGCCGCAATTACAACATGCTGCGCCAGGAACTCAAGCTCGTCGAGGGATGCTGTCGGCAGGCGGCATGGTGGCGCGAGGATACCAGATGGCTTCCCATTGGCCTCAAGATGGCCGAAATGCACAAGATGGTGGGGGCATGGCTTCGCGGGACCAAGGTCATGACCAAGACCGCCAGCGGTCTGATGGTCGCCATCCAGCGTTCACCGAATGAGCTTTACACCAAGGCCGCCGCCGCGCTGCGAATGCTCAACCGCGTGGCCGACGAACTGCGCGATAAGGCACCCCCGAAGTCTGGTCTGATCCTGCCTGATGTGATGAAAGGGCCGCACCGGCAGAATAAGCCCGTCCAGGTCATGGGGGTATCGTGATGGGATATAGCATCGGCAAGGGTGGGAACGATAAATACGGCGGGACTTGGCATTTCGAAGTCAAAGATGGCGGTATCATGCTGTGGCGTGGAACCAAGGGATTTTCGCCGCCGAAGATGCCGAGCAAGATGAGGCCATATTGACCGAAGACGAAATCCCAGAA